GCTACCGGATTTTATTTAGATTGGAAAAAACATAAAAAAGAAAACAATGAACAATAAACCACAAATGAATGTCAATATTGACATTAAAAACACTAAAGCTATTACCTCACCAGAAGGTAATCAAGTATTCGCTGAAGGAGTAATTTTGCGTAAAGTATCTCGTTTTGTAACAGGTACATCTGAGGACGGAGTTATTCCTGTACCTTGTTTCTATGATGTAAAAAGCGGTAAAGTACTTGTAGAACTATTACCTAAAGAATTACGAGAGGAGTTTGAAGAAAAAGATTAATTCCCTGTATTTTGCGACGTGTTCATAATATTTATTATAGAACATGAAATCAATATACATTTACTATCTTCATACTGGTGATAATAAACCTTTTTATATAGGTAAAACCCAATCTTTAAAAACAAGATTATCATCTCACAAAAGAAAATTTGGAAAAAATATTCAAATATGTGAACTTGTAGTAGTTAAAGAAAGTGATTGGAAGTTTTGGGAAAATTATTATATTAATTTATATAAAGAAAAAGGATATAATTTAAAAAATAATAATAACGGTGGTGGAGGATGTGATAAATTATCTGAACACTCAAAACAACTTATACGAGAAAAACTTACTGGAAGGTATTATCCTGAAGAATGGAGAATCAAACAATCAATGTCAACTAAAGGAAAACCAAAAAACCATCCCCCCAATAGAGGAGAAAACATAAGTAAAGCTAAAAAGGGAATATCAAACCCTAAATTAAAAGAAGCAAGAACAGGTAAACCTCATCCAAAAAAAGGTTGGAAAATTAAACAATTTGACTTATCTTCCAATCATATTAAAGATTGGGAATCAGCAAAAATAGCAGGAGAAACACTAAACATATCTCCAGCATTGATTAGAGATGCCGCTTTAGGAAAACAAAAAACAGCAGGTGGATATAAATGGAATTATGACAAATAAACAAACTAGTTTTACAATATTCGATTGGTTAAAAGAGATTACAACAACTAAGACACCTTGGTCTTCTTTTACAGAAAATCAACGAGAATCATTTAATTCGTATATGATTCACCGTTTTGTTAGTATGTATGAAGGGTATACAGAGGTTGCGAATTATGGCCAAAGGATACCATATCCCGATAAAGAAAAAACCTATAAATACTACTGCCATATGTTACCTAAGAAAAATGTCTTCCTCAAGTATGTGAAAAGTTCACGTAAAAAACCAAACGAACAATTATTGCAACACATTGCAACTCATTTTACAGTATCATTAGGTGAAGCAGAAGAATATATTGAGTTATTAAAAAAAGCCGGAGTAGAACAAATCCTTGAAAAATCAGGAGTTGAAGAAAAGGAAATAAAAAAGTTATTAAAAGAAGTTAAATGACAAAAAATAGCGATCTAGGAACTAGAGAAAAACATCCTGAAACAAGAACCATAATTAAAACAGATTCAGTAGTAGATTCTATTGTTGATAGTTTTATTTTAAGAGCATCTAGAGGTAAAGAAAAGTATGGACATACATTAGATAGAAATGATTTGTCTACTTTAGAATGGATTAACCATGCTCAAGAAGAATTGATGGATGGTATCCTTTACCTTGAAAAACTTAAAAAAACCTTAGGTGGTAAATAGTTTTGGGACGTAAGAAAAAAATACCTGCTATTGTAAAGCAGATTAGAAAACAACCTGTTAATGAGGTTAACTATGCGACACAAAAATCAATATCGTATAGTCAACTTTCCATGTATACTAATTGCCCTCATAAATGGTCATTACAGTATAAAGACGGCCATTACACGTCTGAATCGTCAATCCATATGACTTTTGGGACTGCGTTGCATGAGACATTACAGCATTATATAACCACTATATATGAGGTTAGCGGCGCAGCAGCTGACCGAATTGACCTGGAAACTTATTTTGAGGAACGTTTTAGAGAAACATATCTAAAAGATTACAAATTAAATAAGAAAGTCCATTTTAGTGATCCTGTCCAAATGAAAGAATTTTTTGAAGATGGATTGGAAATTATTAAAGCTGTAAAGAAAAATAGAGCAGGTATTTTTGGTAAACGAGGATGGCATTTGATTGGATGTGAAGTACCTATTGTTTTAACTCCATTGCCTCAATATAATAATGTTTTATATAAAGGTTACTTGGATGTTGTTTTATATAATGAAACTTATAATGAGTTTAAAATCTTAGACATTAAAACTTCTACTAAAGGTTGGAGTGACTATGAGAAAAAAGATGAAACAAAACAATTCCAATTAATACTTTATAAATACTTTTTTGCTAAACAGTTTGGAGTTGATGTTGATAAAATTGACATCCAGTTCTTTATTGTTAAACGTAAAATATGGAAAGAATCACCATTTCCACTTTCTAGAATACAAGAGTTCACACCAGCAAGCGGTAAAGTAAAATTAAACAAAGCTGTAAATGCTATGACAAATTTTATAGAAGGGGTGTTTAATATAGATGGCTCTTATAAAGATATAAGTCATGAACCAAACCCAAGTTTAAATAACTGTAAGTTTTGTCCTTTTAAAAATGATAAAAAACTTTGTTCTAAAGGTATATCTTAACAAAATAATGATATATTTATATATAACAAATAAAAGCTATGACAAAAAAAGATATGACATTAACCTCTGTAAAAGTACAGAGTGAGTTATTTGAAGATTTCAAAATTGCTTGTGTAAAATATAAATTTTCTTTACAAAAGCTTGCTGATCGAACAATTCATCTTTATCTTACTGATGAAGATTTTAGAAAAAAAGTTCACAATCACAATAATTTAGAAATTAAAAATTAAGAAAAAAATATGAATAAAAGTTTTGCTTACTTACCTCCTGATAAGAGGAAGAAGATTATGCTTATCTGTGATGACATTAGAGTCCATTCAGGAGTAGCAACAGTAGGAAGGGAAATTGTAATCCATACCGCTCAACATTTTAATTGGGTTAATATTGGAGGTGCTATTAAACATCCAGATAGTGGAAAACGTTTAGATTTATCTCAATCAACTAATGAGACAACAGGATTAACAGATTCATCTATTGTTATGTACCCAGTTGATGAGTATGGTAACCCAGATATTTTACGTCAATTAATTAAATTAGAAAAACCAGACGCGATTATGTTGATTACAGATCCTCGTTATTTTGTTTGGTTGTTTATGATGGAGAATGAGGTTCGTAAATCAATTCCTATCACTTATTTAAATATTTGGGATGATTATCCAGCTCCATTGTATAATAAAGCATATTATGAGGCTTGTGATTTATTAATGGGTATTTCAAAACAAACAGTTAACATTAATAAGTTAGTGTTAGGTGAAAAAGCAAATACTAAAATTATTAAATATGTACCTCATGGTTTGAATCATGATATATTTAAACCTTTAGATGAAAATGATTCTAATTTAAAAGAATTTAAAAAACAATTATTTAAAGGTAAAGAATATGATTTTGCTTTATTGTTTAATTCTAGAAATATTAGACGAAAACAAATTCCTGATACTATTTTAGCTTATAGACATTTCATTGATACTTTATCTATTGAAGATGCTAAAAAATGTTGTTTAGTACTTCATACAGAACGAGTTAATGAACATGGTACAGATTTAGATGCTGTAATTGAATTATTAGCTAATGGTGAACAATATAATATTTTATTCACAGACGCTAGATTTGATGCTACTCAAATGAATATGTTATATAATAGTACTGATGCTCAAATTTTATTAACATCTAATGAAGGTTGGGGATTAAGTTTAACTGAAGCTATTTTAGCTGGTAAGCCTATTATTGCTAACGTGACAGGTGGTATGCAAGATCAAATGAGATTTGAATTTGAAGATGGTACTTGGATTGACTTTGATTCAGAATTTCCATCTAACCATAGAGGCACAGTTAGAAAACATGGTAAATGGGCATTTCCAGTATATCCTTCATCTCGTACTTTAGTAGGTTCTCCTCCAACACCATATATTTGGGATGATACTTGTCGTCCAGAAGATGCTGCTGAACAAATCAAAGCGGTTTATAAGTTAACTCCTGCTGAAAGAAAAGAAAGAGGATTAGCAGGTAGAGAATGGGCAATAGGAGAAGAAGCAGGGTTTACTGGTGAACATCAGGGTAAAAGAGTTATTGAAGCCTTTGATCAATTGTTTGAAACTTGGAAACCAAGAGAAAAATATGAATTGATTAATACAAATGAAGTTAAAGATAGAGTTATAAACCATAAATTGTTATATTAAAAAAATGAATAAACCATTATTTGTAATTAGTAGCTGCTTTGATACTTACTCAGGCTACGGAGCTAGAAGTCGTGACTTGATTAAAGCTATTGTTGACACAGACCGATATGATGTTAAATTATTATCCCAACGTTGGGGAGCTACACCATTTGGGTTTTGTGAAGATAATCCAGAATGGAATTTCTTATTAGATTTATTATTACCTCAAAACCAATTAACTCAAAAACCAGATATTTGGGCTCAAATTACTATTCCTAGTGAATTTCAACCTGTAGGAAAATTTAATATTGGTTTTACAGCGGGTATTGAAACCACTTTATGTGCGGGTGATTGGATTGAAGGATTAAATAGAATGGATTTAAATATTGTTTCATCAGAACACTCTAAAAAAGTATTTAATGATTCTAAGTATGAGAAAAGAAATTCTAAAACTAATACCTTAGAAGGAAATGTTGAGCTTAATAAACCAGTTGAGGTATTATTTGAAGGTGTTAACACAGACATTTACAAAATAATTGAGTCTCATAAAATTAAAAATATTAATTTAGATTCAATTAAGGAAAAATTTGCTTATTTGTTTGTTGGACATTGGATTAATGGTGACTTAGGTGAGGATAGAAAAAATGTAGGTTTGTTAATAAAAGCATTTTTTGAAACTTTTAAAAATAAAACTAATAAACCTGCTCTAATTTTAAAAACATCTCAAATGGGTTCATCATATGTTGACAGGGAAGAAATTTTAAAGAAAATTAAAAAAATTCGTAAAACAGTAAATTCAAATAATTTACCTAATGTTTATTTATTACATGGTGAGTTTAGTGATGATGAAATAAATGAACTTTATAATCATCCTAAAGTAAAAGCTATGGTTAGTTTAACTAAAGGTGAAGGTTATGGTCGTCCATTACTTGAATTTACATTAACTAAAAAACCATTAATTACTACAGGATGGTCAGGTCAAATGGATTTTCTAAATCCTGAGTTTGTATCTTTAATAACAGGTCAATTAACTAATGTTCATCCAAGTGCTGTTAATCAATGGTTATTAAAAGAATCACAATGGTTCTCTCCTGACCCAAGTCAAGTAGGTTTTTATCTAAAAGATGTATTTGAAAATTATAAAAAATACACTGATAAAGCTAAACGTCAAGCCTTTAAAAGCAAAAATGAGTTTAGTTTAGAAAAAATGGCTGATAAATTAGATGAATTACTTACTAAATATGTTCCTGAATTTCCAAAAGAAGTAGAACTTAAATTACCTCAATTAAATAAAATTGAAATACCTAAACTTAAAAAATTAAATACAAATGGATAATCTAATTAATTGTACTCGATGTGGTTCTGATGCATGTTATGTAGATGAAGTGAACCAAGATATTAAAACCTATTTTTGTTATGGATGTGGTTTTCAAACTAATTCATTAATGAAAGAAGGTGAAGAATTTTATGAGCAACAAATAGCTCTTTTACCTGAACTTTATAAAGACTTACTTTATACAGATGAAAATGGATTGATTTGGATGCCTTCAACCGTTAATGTACCTTCTCAAGGAATGATATTTGCTAATGGAGCAGATGCTTTTAGTTGGAAATGGGCAGCTGTAAAAGCAGTAAAAGTAAATGAAGAAGAAAAGACCAAATATCCTATACCAGGTAAAGAAGGACAATACTATGAGTGGAGAATGGATATGTCTACATTACAAGAATTTCCTGAACGTGAGTATATAGAAGCTCTTTCATATATTGGTGTACTACCAGAATGATTAGTATAGCTATAACAGTTTGTAACGAACATAAGGAGTTAGAGACTCTACTTGATTATCTTCAAGAACGAGCTCTATCTCCTGAGTACGAAATTATTATTCAAATTGATAAGGATAATTACACTGATGAAGTTATTGGGGTAATTGTAAATAGAGGTATTAAACATCATTTTTTCCCTTTAAATAAGGATTTTGCCGCTTATAAAAATGAACTAATTAAACACTGTTCTGGAGAATATATCTTCCAAGTCGATGCTGATGAATTACCTAACGTTGAACTACTCAATATGTTACCAGGTATTTTAGAAAGTAATCCTGACGTGGATGTATACTTAGTTCCTCGGATTAATACTGTAAGTGGTATCACCGAGGAACATATCCAGAAATGGAGATGGAATGTTGAAGGTGATAGAATTAATTTTCCTGATTACCAATGGAGAATTTATAAAAATATTCCTTCAATAAAATGGATAAATAAAGTCCATGAACGCTTGGCTGGGTTCAAAACTTATAGTACATTACCACCACAAGATGAATTTTGCTTGTTGCATCCAAAAACAATAGAACGACAAGAAAAACAAAACGAATTTTACAACACGTTATGATATATTGGTTTACAGGACAACCCGGACATGGTAAAACAGTTTTAGCAGCTGCTTTTAAAGATTATTTAAATAATAATTGTTTCCATATTGATGGAGATGATATTCGAGAAATTTTTAATAATAAAGACTACTCAGAGGCAGGTCGTAGGAAAAATATTGAGTTAGCTCAACACTTAGCTCATTTTTTACATAGAAAAGGACAAAATGTTGTTGTGTCTTTAGTTTCACCTTATAAAGATCAAAGGGAAGCTTTTAAAAGTAAATTAGGAAAAAGTATTTTAGAATATTATGTTCATACAACAGATATTAGAGGTAGGGAAGAGTTTCATGTTAGTAATTATGAAATGCCTACTGAAAATTTTTATGACATAGATACAACAAATACACCACCATTAAATAGTTTAAAACAGGTTATTAGTTATGCAGAATTGGGATAAAAAAACACATGTAGAATCATCATTGCCTGCTAAACCAGGTCAACATGCTATGTTTGTAGGTAGATGGCAACCACTACATACAGGACATCAAGAACTATTTAAACGAGCAATGGATGAAGGTAAGAATGTTTTAATTTGTATTAGAGATATTCAACCAGATGAAAAAAATCCATTTACAGCTCAACAAGTATTAGAAAACATTACTGAGTTTTATCAAAATGAACCTAGAGTAAAAGTAATGATTATTCCTGATATTTGTTCTATTGAATTTGGACGTGGGGTTGGTTATGATATTATTGAACATATTCCCCCTACAGCAATTGGAGAAATTTCAGCTACTAAAATTAGGGAACAAATGAAAGCTGAAGGTAAGTTATGAAACAAGAAATAAAAAAGTATAATGTAAGGTATAATACTCATTCAACATCAGATAAAGATCGTTGGAGGTTATTAGATGGAGATACAGAAATTCTAGTATCAGATATTATTATTAATTCCTCAGTACAAACTACAAAAGACTATATTGAAGGAGTAGGAGATAAATTTCATATCACTTCAGAAGGTATTTGTGAAATCAAAAATAATATAGCTTATATTAATCCTCCCAAAACAAAACTTACCCTTAAAAGACATATTTATAAAACACTTTCTTGGAGAGCAATTGGTACTATTGATACTATGATTTTAGGTTGGATTGTTACTGGTAATCCTTTAACTGGGTTAAAAATAGGTGTTTTGGAAATCTTAACTAAAATGACTTTATACTTTATTCATGAACGTGTTTGGTATAAATGGGGAAAGGTAAAATAATGAAACTAAAAGTAGCTCACTTTGATGAACAAATTTTTAAAGATAAACTTCAACATTTATCTCATTTAGACTTTTCTTTATTTATTGAAACTGTTCCTCAATCACAAGATGAATTATCTCCTATTAATATTATCTTTTTTCAAGAACCAAATGAATATTTTGGTTTACATGATTGGGTAATTAAAAATAAAAACATATTTAATGTTATTTTAACTCAAAGTGATAAAGTACTAAACAATTGTGATAACGCTGTTTTTACAGTGTGGGGAAACACATGGATGATTCCTGAAATGTATAATAAAGATTATACTAAAGAATTTAAATTAGCTCATTTACAAGGTAAATTACTTAAAACATATGGTCATTCTTTAAGGCATGAGGTGACAGCTAGGGAAAATGAATTTAATATTCCTACTAAATTTTATGAAACATATGGAGACAGAAATAATATTGAAGACGCTCGTTTAGGTAAAGAATTTATATTTGGCGACTCACAATTTGGAGTAGTAATTGAAAATACATCTCATAGAGGTTATTTTACTGAAAAAATAGTAGATTGTTTTTTACTTAAGACAATTCCAATTTATTGGGGTTGCTCGAATATAGGAGATTATTTTAATATAGACGGTATTATAATGTTTAATAATGTTGATGATTTAATATATAAGACAAACCAGTTAAATGAAAGTTATTACAATAATCGAAAAGAAATAATTGATAAAAATTGGAAATTAGCCTTAGAATATGTAAATTTTGAACAAAGACTAGTAGACACTATAACTGAAATTTTTAAACATAATAAACTGATATGAAAAATGTATACGACATTACAAACGAATTTGAAAAACGTTTAGCTGATTATACAGGAGCTCCTTATGTAGTCACTGTTGATAACCAATCAAATGCTTTGTTTTTAGCTTTAATGTATGAGAATGTTAAAGGACAAGAAATTACAATTCCTTCAAGAACATATCCATCAGTGCCTTGTGAAATAATTCATGCCGGGGGAAAAGTTAATTTTAAGAAAGTTAAAGGAAAAACACTTAAAGGTGCTTATCAATTAGAACCTACTAATGTTTGGGATTCAGCTTTAAGTTTTACAGCTGACATGTATAAACCAGGAACACATATGTGTATTTCATTTACTGGTCCCTATAAACATTTTAAATTATCTAAAGGAGGAGCTATATTAACAGACAACCATGATGCTTATTTGTGGTTTAAACGAGCTAGATATAGTGGTAGAAGAGAATGTTCTTACCATGATGATCATTTTGATATGTTGGGTTGGAATTTTTATATGATGCCTGAATTAGCCGCTAGAGGTTTATTGTTGATGGGTCAATTTTATGATATGTTAGGTAATAAAAAACATAACCAAGATTTAGAATTACCATACCCTGATTTATCTAAGTTTGAAATTTATACTAATCCTGATAAAGAATGAAAAATATAGTCTTAATTGGGGGTGGTAATCAAGCCCATTATACTATAGATATTATTGAAAAAGAAGGTAAATATAATATTGTTGGTATCATTGATTCAATTCATGAAATAGGAAGTGATAGATTTGGATATAAAATATTAGGCAGACAAGAAAACATTATTGATATTATTAACAATTATAATATTGAAGGAGGAGTAATTTCTGTAGGTGATAATTGGGCTAGGTATTATATAAGTGAACAAATTAAAAAACTATCCCCTAATTTTAATTTTATAAACGCCATTCATCCCTCAGTAATTATAGGTAATAATGTAAAAATAGGATGTGGGGTAGTAGCTATGGCTGGATGTATTTTTAATCCTAAAGCAACTATTGGCGACTTTACATTTTTTGCGACTGGTGCTCAAGTTGAACATGATTGTGTTATTGAAGATTTTGCTAGTATTTCAGCAGGTTCAATTACTGGAGGATATGTTAAAGTAGGAAAATATTCAGCTATAACTTTAGGAGTAACAATTATGGACAGGATTGAAATAGGGGAAAATACAGTAGTTGGTTCCGGTAGTTTAGTCACTAAATCGTTACCTAATAATGTTTTGGCTTATGGTAACCCAACTAAAATTATTAGAAATAGAAATAAAGGCGAAAAATTTTTAAAATGAAAACAGAAAATATTATTGAACTAAAAGAACAAGGGTATACTATTATTCGAAATTTAGTTGAAGAAAATTGGTTAGATTTATTAAGAGGTGCTTTAGATAAAGCATTTATTGAACATAGACAAACTCAATTAAATAATAGTAATGATATTCAAACCGATGGTGTAGCGCTTCATGTGTTATTAAGTAATCCACTTTTTATTAATTTTTTAAAAGAATTACAAAATAAAGAATTTTTTACCTTTTTATCAAAGTCATTTTTCAACAGTAAATGTATAATTAATTCATTTAGTGGATTAGATAATCTACCAAATCAACCTAACTTTTCAGCAATTGTTCATAGAGATTTAAGATTCTACTCAGGAGATTTTCCTATCATGTTGAATTGTTTATTAATGGTAGATGATTTCACTATTGAAAATGGTGGAACATATTTGTTACCTTATTCTCATTTAGAAGAACGTAAGCCAAGTGATGAGGAATTTTTTAAAAATGCTATTCAAGCAGTAGGTAAAAAAGGAGATATGTTAGTTTTTAATGCTAATGTTTGGCACTCATCGGCTCCTAATATCACACAAGACCATAGAAGAGCTATTCCTATTACTGTTAGTAAATCATTTATGAAACAATTATTAGATTATCCAAGAGCAATTGGATATGATAAAATGGATTCTTTTGATTTAGAATTACAACAGTTGTTAGGATATCATTCAAGAGTACCCGCTTCATTAAATGAATGGTACCAACCAGAAAGTAATCGTTTTTATAAAAAAGATCAAGATTAATATGTCAAAGTCAAAAGTTCTCATTCAACTGTTTCCTCTAATTATAGACATAGATATATTAGAGAGAATTTTACTTCAGCTTAAACAAAATTCATTACATATTGATAAAGATAAATTTCATATTATATTAGATGTGACATTACCAACAACAGATTATTTAGTTGATTGGGACAAATCAATAATTAAGAAAGATTATTTTATTAATAAATTTAATCATTTAAAAACATATGGTAATTGGGCAGATGAGTGTTATTTTAATATAACAGATGATATAAAAGGATGTGTAGATTACTGTATTACTAACGTCTATAAATATAAAGATGTAGATGATGTAATATGGTTAGATTCAGATATACTGTTTAATCAATACACATTAGGAATATTTTTAGAATCATCTTTAGAAATTAAAAAACAACGTTCCAAATATATTATAACTCCTGAGTATGTTAAGTTATGGGACAGTTCATGGGATGTATTAGTGAATGAAAATTTTATTAATGAACCTTTTAATTATGTAGAAAAACATGATCCTATAATTGACTCATCTAAAATGTATGGAGACATTTCTTTAGAACCTGTAAATTTGAAAAATGAACGTACATTTAAATTTGGTGGTGGTTGGTTTACTATGTTATCTAAAGAACTTTTAGATTATTTTGAGTTTCCAAATGACGCTAAAGGTTACAGCCCTATTGATACTTACGTAATGGAGTTTTGTAAACATATTCCTGAAGCTATACAATATAAAATAAAAAATCTAGTTGTATGTCAAGATAAAACATACATAGATAATACTCTATATAAAAATTATGTTAATAACATAAACAGAAAACAAGATGATTATATAGACATTTGGGGTAAATTAATTAAAAGTGGAGATGAAGTTATAAATAAAAACAAAAATAAAAAAACTACTGTTTCTCTTATAATACCAACAACAACTAAAAATAGAAACTACACTGATAATATTCTTAAAAATATTAAAGAAATTTATCCGGATGTTGAAGTTATTGTTGAGGAAAATGATGATGTTACTTTAGGAGTAAATTATAACAATGCTGTATCTAAAGCAACAGGTGATAAAATTATTTTACTTCATAATGATATGGTTATTAAGCCTGGTTTTATTGAAACTATGAGTAAACATATTACTAAAGGTAGAATAACAACTTATACAAGAATTGAACCACCTATATACAATGACATATATCCAGGTAAAGTAATTTTAGATTGTGGAACTGATTTAGAGTCATTTAATAAAGAAAAATTTTTAAATTATAATATAGAAGAAAAACTAACAGATGGAGGTTCTCAATTGTTTTTTGGATGTATGAGGGAAGATTATATAGGAATAGATGGATATACCTTTAAAATGTTTTGTGAGGATGATGATCTACATTTAAGATATAAATTAGCAGGTTTTGAACATAAAGTAAGTTCAGCGCATGTTTATCATTTTGTTAGTAAAACATCTAGGGTTGGTGACTATCAACATATTGAATTTGAATCAAATAAAAAATTTATTAAAAAATGGGGATTTAGAAAACCAATATACCCTGTAGTATATAATAAAAAATGTATTATAACAAATGGTAATGATAAAATAAATAATGATGTTAATTTATGGTTTAACGGTGGGGAAGATATTATAGTTGAAATAGATGGTAATACTTTTACTCAACAGGATTATAGTTATATTCAACGTTTAAATGATATTATAAAAGAAACTAATGAATTAGGAACATTTGAATTAGGTAACTTAAAAATAACAATTAATAATTTAGAAGAACAACAAAATAAATATATTAGACTATGATATTCAAGTTTTATAATAGAAACGACAAAAATCAAGAGACAATTGGTCGTATAATTTCAACTTCAAGATTACAAGCAGCAAAATTATTTGCTGAGAGAAAACAACTCCCACTAAAAGAATTCTTAAAAATATTTGGTGTGACCACTATCATATGAAAAACTTTGGTAAAAATATAAAAATTCAACCTAAGAAAAAAGGTGTGAATGAAAAGGAGTTATTTATTGACATCATAAATGTTTTTGATGAATGTAACCAACGTACCGAAGATTTAGAGGAAACGTATATGATGGGCATTTCTAATTATGACGAGGCCTTCTATATACTTATTGAGAACCTGCTTTATATACACTATGGTGAGTGGAAAACCGACATTATATTATGGTGGGTATATGATAGATTTGGACCTGAAGGTGAGATAATGCCTATTGAATTAAATGACCATGATACTAAAACCAAAGAAGAAGTTGTAGTTGAAACAGCAGAACAACTTTGGAACTTTTTAAAACGAATTGATAAATTAGAAAATAAATAGTTATGAGAAATTGTACAGGATGTGGTGAACCAATTCACCCAAAACGTTTAGAAATTATGCCTAACACAACTCGTTGTGTGGCATGTTCTACAGTCCAGAAAAAAGGAGCAGTAACAATAATGAAAGGTACAGGTGATCATACTTGGATTGAAACTATTCATTTGGAACATGAAGATTATAAAGCCTATGTTGAGGCAGAAAATAAACTTCGTAAAACTGGAAATAAATTGTTTGATCCAATTGAAGAAAAAACTGACATACCTTTTGGATTTAGTGAAACTAAATTAGATAAAGATATAGATGCCTAAAGCTAAACCTTTTAAAAATAAAATATTTTGCCAAAAGCCAAACATCTAGGAAAAGAAATGATATTAGCCGCTATGGCTAAAACTAAATCTAATAAGGCAGCAGCTAGATACCTTAATTGTAGTTACATACATTATAAGAAATGGGCTAAAAAATATGAAGCCACACAACCTGGTTATACTGATTTGTTTGAACAACATAAAAACCAATCTGGTAAAGGTATTCCTAAGTTTTTAAGTAATGGTAGTCCAAGAAAAGAATTTGCTTTGTTAGATTTAATTGAAGGCAGAATAGATCCATCATCATTTAATCCAGCTAAAATAAAATATAGACTTATACAAGAAGGTTATTTACAAGAAGAATGTTCTACTTGTGGGTTCCATGAACGTAGGGTATTAGATTATAAGATGCCTTTAATTATGCATTTTAAAGATGGTAACAAACAACATTACCGACTTGAGAATATACAGTTACTTTGTTACAACTGTTATTACTTATATCAAGGTGATTTGTTTACTGGTAAACAAATTGAAGGGATGGAGGATCATGTATCTAAAAATGAATCACAAGTTGATTGGGAAATAGATCCATACACTCAAGAACGCTTAAAGGAATTAGGTTTATATGATTCAAAACCAGCGGATGATGACCCTTATGATTTAGTATCTAGATTTTAAATATTTATAATCATGGTTAAAAAAATACCATTGTTAAAAAAAAGCAAGCACAAAAAACATGACGCCATTGTTAATGATTTTGAAGCTCAAAAAAACAAGCATTTAGAAAAGTTAGCAACAAAAAGTTTGGCTGAACAAGAAAAACTTAGTAAATTAAAAGAAAAAAACATCAACACAGATTTTTTTAAACTATTTTAATCATGGTAGCAGAGATAACAGTTAGCAACACTGAAGAATTTCAGGAACTAGTAGATAATAAAGATTTTAGAATAGCTAAAGCTATTGTAGATGGTATTTTAGATAATATTGATACAAAGAAAAAATATGTTCATGTTTTAACTATCACTTGTCTTGAAGAAGGTGAAATATATGATATTACAGTTGAACGAAAACACTTTGCTGAAACATTAGAAGAAAATTTACCTTACTATATTAGAGAAGAACAATATGAGGATTGTCAACGTATTGTTAATAGTATTAATAAGCTTAAAACTCCAGTAGTTAAGCAAAGAGGAAGACCAAAAAAGAATAATTAAGTTTGGCTTAATAAACTTTTAATATTATATTTAAAACAAAAATAAATGTTATGAAAAATTTAATCACAGAAGAGTTCAAAGAAAAATTCAAAACAGCATTTGCTCGTTTTATGAATGTCACCATTGTAGCATCAACTTTGATTGCTGGTTTTGGATTAGGTTATTATTTTCAAGAGTTGAAGATGAAACCACAAGCTGTTAATGAAACTATCTTGAATAAAGAAGTTAGGATTGCTGTCGACTCAGAAAACAAACTAATTATTATGGATCGTAAAACAGGTCAATATATTATTTATAGTGATTCTGTAGGTAGTGCTATCTTTAAAATGTATGCAGCTAAAATTGCATCACCTGTATTAACTAAATAATGA